CGGAAGGCAAACGCCAACAAGAAGGCTGCCGAGGAGGAAGCCCGACGGAAGGCAAACGCCAACAAGAAGGCTGCCGAGGAGGAAGCCCGCCGGAAGAAGGCTGCCGAGGAGGAAGCCCGACGGAAGGCAAACGCCAACAAGAAGGCTGCCGAGGAGGAAGCCCGCCGGAAGAAGGCAAACGCCAACAAGAAGGCTGCAGAGGAGGAAGCCAAGAAGAAGGCTATCGTACCGGCACGTGCCTTTAAAAATGTGAACGCGGCAAAGGCTGCTCTTGAAAAGAAGATGAAATCTAATCGCACGGATGTCGATAAAACCTTCCGAAGGATGATGCTCCAGTATCACCCAAACAAGACCGGTGGTAACGATCACAACAGTAAAATGTTGAGTTCTGCTCGAAACGCTTTGAAGATGAACGTTCAGAAGAATAACACGGTGAAAGTTTTGCAATCACCCAAATATCTCTCCGAAGCGAAAAAACTTGTGAGTACTTCCGTGCCGTGGTTGAAGCGTGGTCGGTGGACACAGCGCATCGGTCGGGCTGAAAACAACCCGGTAGAACTTCGTAAAATTGTGAGCAACTTGCGCGAAGGCATCTCCCTCAGTAAGACTATTTCTTCATCGACTTTGAAAAATTCCAAAACAAAGTCTAAACTTGCCGAACGGGCAATTGAGGCTGGCGCTGACAGAGTCAGGGTCAAGAAACAATTCGAGAACGCTCAAAAAGCTGAACGCAAACCGGTGAATGAATTTTTCAACGCTAGCAACACGTCTTTCGCCAACAGGAACCGAAAGGCAAAGGAGAACGCTCAAAAAGCTACACGCAAACCGGTGAATGAATTTTTCAACGCTAACAACAGATCTTTCGCCAACAGGAACCGAAAGGCGAAAGAGAAAGTTGACTGGAAAGCCGCCGCCAAAGCCGCTGCGAACCGAAAGGCGAAAGAGAAAGTTGACTGGAAAGCCGCCGCCAAAGCCGCTGCGAACCGGAAGGCGAAGGAAGCGAAGGCTGCGGAAGCCATCCGGAAGGCGAAGGAGAACGCCAACCGTAGAGCTGCGAACCTGAAGGCGAAGGCACGTGCAAAGAACGAAGAGAGAGCGAGACAACAGGCACAAAAAGCAAAGCAACTCGAGGAAGCGCGGAAGCGTGAACTCGCTAGCCGGAAACGTTTGACGAAAAAGATGAAGGCGAAAAATAGAATGAAGATTAAGAAGAGAAGATAGTTAAAGAAATGATTGGTATTTTTTATTACGTTTGTGACATGTCGTGTGATGTTTGCTGTCAAACTTTCAACAAGAAACATCACACACCAGTCAATTGTCCGGGATGTGACCTCAAGAGTTGCAGAAAATGTTCGGAGACGTACCTGCTCTCTATGTTTGAAGACCCACACTGCATGGGGTGCAAAGCGCAGTGGAGCCGGATCTACATCGACTCGTGGTGCACGAAACATTTCCGTAACATGACGTATCGTCAACACCGGGAAAACGTCCTGTACGAACGGGAGAAAGCCATGTTCCCACAGACGCAAGTCGTGGTGGAACGAATCATGAAGCTCGCCAAGTTGAGGAACGAGATCAACGCACAACGCTCGGAGATGTTTCGCTTGTGGAGACTGCACGGGATATTTCACCTCACCCACCAATTGAGGGAGTGGATGATTTTCACCGAGAACAAATTTCCCGAGCTTCGAGCGATCCAAGAGCGTATCCGGGAACTGTACACGAAAGTCGACGAACTCAACGAACACACTGATATGTCCGAGGAGGTGAAAAAGTTTGTTCGAAAGTGTCCCACGGACGAGTGCAAGGGATTTCTAAACGAGGAGTGGAAGTGTGGTCTCTGCGATAAGAGTTACTGTGAAAAGTGCAACGAACTCACCGGTCAGGGACACGAGTGCGATCCGGAAACAGTCAAAACGATGTCCCTCATCAACAAAGACACCAAGCCGTGTCCGAAGTGTGGAACCATGATTCAAAAGTTGGAGGGGTGTCTCCAGATGTGGTGTCCGTCGTGTCACACCGCGTTCAACTGGCGCACCGGAAAGGTTGACGTCGGGCGCATACACAACCCACACTACTTGGAATTTAGGAGGAAGGGGGGCACGGTGAACCGTGAGAACTCGGACATCCCGTGCGGTGGCATTCCCTCATTCACGGAGTTGCGGCAGAACCACGCCCCGGAACAACTCGTGCGTTTCCGGATTGAGTTGGATTACCTCGAGAGGGACACCGACTTCTACTATCGCGAGAGGAACACGGAGTACCCCCGTCGTCGGTACATGATGAACTACATGACCGAGGTCCAGTTCAAGCGGGAGATTCAAAAGATCGACAAGGCGAACGAAAAGTCGAGGGAGATCCAACACTTGTACCGGATGATGATCGACACGTGCGGTGATTTCCTCCGACAATACATCCTAGACCAAGACTACCCCAAGGTTCGAACAAACATCAACCAGGTGACCGATTACTTCAACTCGATCGTGGACCAGATACACAAGAGGTACAACTGCTACACCCCGAGTAAAATTGCAAAAATTTATTGATTTATAATATCAAGGAAGAAGATGAACGTCCAACAAATCGCCCTTCTCGTAGCCTTTGTGATTTTTCTGACGCTGTTCATCCCGACCTACGAACCTCCGAGGGTGTTCAGGAACGTGCTCACGGAGGAGGAACGCCGGCACATCATGGAAAAAGCGACGCCGAAACTGAAGACGTCCACCGTGTCCATGGACGGAAAGGTGGACGCCAAGGTCAGGAACAGCGAGACCGCGTGGCTCGACGTCCAGAGGGACCCGGTGGTGAATGGGGTCGTTCGTCGATGCCTCCAACACGTGGACCGACCGATTCAAAACTGCGAGCGTCTCCAAGTGTTGCGTTACAAACCGGGCGGATTCTACAAACCCCATCAAGACGCCTTCCACGGCATGCGGAACCAGCGCATGTACACGTTCATCATGGCGCTGAACGATGGGTACGTGGGCGGGGAGACCAAGTTTCCAAACTTGGAAAAGTCCTACAAGTTGAACGCCGGGGACGTCTTGCTCTTCGATTGTTTGAACAACTACGAATTTATTCCCTCGGCTGCGCTTCACGGGGGTAATCCGGTAAAGTCCGGGGAAAAGTGGATTTGTAATTTGTGGGTGAGAAAGCACCCGTTCGGGTCTTAAAAAAATAAAATGCTATTTTAGCATGGCGAACACTCTCAAGACTTTGAAGGATCATTTTGAGACCATTCGGGAAGAATTCGAAGGTCTTCCGAATGTGTTCATCCACCCCGCCGGGAGAAAACAAGGCGACTGGGAAGACTCTCCTCACCTCCGGGAGATCATGCGACGCTACGTGAGCGGACAGCACGGGTGGTTGAAAGGTTGGACCGATTGCCCGGACGAGTGGTACGGGTGGCCCCTCATCTGGAAGGACCAACCCGTTCTCGGAAACTGCAAGTTTTGTCCGAAGACGTACGAAATCCTGAAGAACACGAAGGGTGTCCGGATCGCGGGATTCTCCCTCATGAAGGGTGGGGTCAAACTTCCCGTGCACACGGACAACGTCTCGGACACGTACGTGTTCACGTACCACCTAGGCATCAAGTGTCCAGAAGGGAGCATACTGTACACCAAAGACGGACCGGTCGTTGAGGAAGATGGGAAACACATCGTCTTCGACGCCAGAAATCATCACTGGGCGGAAAATAAATCTAACGAGGACAGAATCATCCTCCACATCGAGTATCACAGGTGACTGAATAATTTTCAGTGGTTTATTATATAATGATCAAACTTCTCGTATTGAACTTTGCCACGATCTTCATCTTTACGTTTTTATATTTCGGACTCGTCAAGTCGGGTGGCTATCATTTCAACGGTCTGGACAAGTCGTCTTCCCTCGTGGACACGATTTACTTTGCCTTCACGGTCCAGTCCACCGTCGGTTTCGGGGACATCTACCCGAAGACTAAGGCGGCCAAGATGCTCGTCATGATTCAACAGTCCCTCCTCATTTTGGGCGTCGTCGATCTCCTGTCGACGTCGAAGCCCAAGCCGGCGGTTTCCACTGCGGTAACGAACGCATTAAAAAAACCGAGCATGTTTCGTAGATAGATGATTGTCTGCGTCGCACAGCCGCAATCGTGTCAGCCGTCGCGGGAGTGAAGCGCCTTGTTGTAATTGTGAGACTTTCAGGACCAAGAAAGTCTCTCCTGGAGTCTCCGGAGGAGGTACGGTGTGAGTTCACGGAGGGTGCCGTAGGGCACGTACCGGTAGTCCACCGTTGTTTTTTCGTCGAATCCCATCAACTTTGCGGTGACGTACCTCCCCCTGTCGAACTTTCGGACTATCCGGAGGGACACCGGGTTGTGGGTGGCGACCATGGTGTGCACGTGCGGCGCCGTGCACGTGTAGTGAAGCGCCTTGTTGTAATTGTGATCGACGTCAAACTTATTATCAAACACACCGGGTTGAGTTTTCAGATACGCACCCCTCACCAGTTTGGCACCCAACATGAAGCCGTGCCGGTGAGAGGACTCGATGTCCGCCAACAGTTCCCCGAACGCGTCGCGTCTGTACATTTGGTACGTCTTGTACACCCTCGCCCTCTCCTCGGTGTTGTATTCGTGCATGAAATCGAAGGACGTCTCCGGGTAGAGCACTTCCTCGGCGTCGATCGCGACGTCCAGGTCCCTCTGCACCGCAGCTCGTATCACCGAATCCAGGTGTGCTCTCGCCCCTGCGGTGTCGCTCTTGGACCCGAAGCTCGACATCTTGAGGGCGCACATGCTTCCTGGTGGGACGGATTCTATTACTTTTTTGGTCACGTACTCCACCTCGGGTGCTTCCATCGGGGTGCAGTTTTCCCTCGCGTAATCGAGGATGACCTTTTCACCCCTTTGAAAATATTTTCGCAAAACTCGGGGAAGTTCTCTGTTCGTGGACGCGTACCGGAGCATCTTACTATTTCATGAACTTTTTTATGAGCACACAAACGATGACGACGGCGGCGCACCCGATCGTTCTCTTCTTGTCTTTGGTCTCCGGTGGGAGTTCGGGTTCGGGTTCGGGTTCGGGTTTGGGTTCGGGCTCGGGTTCCGCACGAGAACCGGTGTCGGATGCCTCCGTGTCTGAATCGGAGTCAGAGTCGTAGAAGAACCAAGAACACATTTATTGTTACTTTGAACACTCATAATAATTTTATCGCTTTCACGTCGTGTCTCACAAAGTCTTTCATCTTCAACAGGCGTCCGTAGATATTTCTCCTGAAATTGTGAATGTGTACCTCGCACCTACCGGAGTCGTCCCACACCACCGCGGTGGCTGGACCGAAGTTGGTCTCGCATTGGTAGAACCCGGGATTTTCGGAGAGGTATTTCGGACAGTCCGACACGTTTGCGGTCCTCCAATCGATCAATCTCGAGAGACCTTTTCCGGGTTCGACGAAAGAGCAGTACTCCCACGTTTCCGAATTGATCTCAAACTCTCGAAATATCACCCCGGTGAACAAAAGTAAAATCACGAACAAGATCATCCTACGAGGTATTGACAAAAATTTTAATTTAAAAGTTACCCGCGATTCTAAATGAGTAATGACGGAACGAACGTTCTGGAACACGCAAGCCGTCCCACAACCCGGACAGGAATGTAGGACCGGGGTGATTCAAGAACACTGGGAGCGCAGGGATGACCCGGTGACCCTCCCCGAGAAGTACACGTGGTCCACGTGCACGATCCACCAACTCTTCGATTTCCTCGATCACCACTACATCCAAGACGACGAGATGGTTTTGGAGTACAGCAAGGACACCCTCCGGTGGTTGATGCCACCCGGGGACGAGTTCAACATCGCCGTGAGGGACAACAAAAACAAACTCATCGGGTTCATCTGTGGCAAACCCGCCGAGGCGGTGTCCGACGGGAAGCAGATGCCCGTGCTCTTCATCAACCTCCTCTGTGTGCACAAGAAGCACCGCTCGAAAGGTTTGGCACCCCTCCTCATCCAAGAGGTGTCCCGTCGGGCGGTCCTCCACGGCATCTTTCAGGCTGTGTACACGGCGGTGACGGAGATCCCGACGCCGATCATCAAGGTCAAGTATTACCACCGGTTGTTGAACCCGGAAAAGTTGAGGGCGTGTGGATTCATCAAGACGAACCGGAAAGATCTCAAGTCCATTCACGTGCGGGGTCGCTCGCACATGCGGGCGATGGAGGAGTCGGACGTCCCCCACGTGCGCCAGCTTCTCGAGTTGTATTTCGCCCACTTCAAACTCACCATGGCGCCCACGGAGGAGTACGTGCGCTGGCTTCTCCCGAAAAACGGGGTCGTCCACTCCTACGTCTCGGACGAGGGCGACAAGTTTTTGAGTCTCTACCGGGTCGGGTACAAGTACAAAGACACCGGATTGGTCCTCGAACAGGCGTACGTCATGCACGCCCTCGGTGACGTCCTCGGCGACGCCGCGGTGTTGGCGAAGAACGAGGGGTACGACCTCTTGAATTCTCTGGACATCGGCGACCGAGACTTGGAGGGGAACAAATTTTACCCGGGCAACGGTCACATTCACTATTACATGTATAACTGGAAGACCACGGATCTGGGTCCCGGTGACGTCGACTTGGTGTTGCCATAACGCGGCGACGACGATGGCGACGTACGTCATCAAAGACATGTTCGCGAGTTGGCTGTGCGAACAGCACTGCCCTAAAGAGCGCGGTGGGAAGACTCGCCTCTTGAACGAGGATCACCGGGACGATTTCCTCCGTCAAAACTGCGTGAACGAAGATCGGGGGAACGAAAAAGTCAAACTCGACTTTGTGAGGGGAAGGAGCATCGTCGCGACGCTCGTGTCGTTCGAGGAACGTCTCTCGAGGCAGGACTACACCGACAGCGCCATCGTCGTCTTGGAGTTCGACGGCGACTTTTTAAGAGAAGACGGCACCTTCGATTTCATCAGGAAACACTTACAGAGGCTGGACGGCGGAGACATGCCCTACGAGATCACCACGTGCAAGGTGCCGATGTACGTCCACCGATCGAGCAGCGAGCTCACGATGTTCGACGAGACCTGCGAATTAGGTGAATACGACGACGACTTCTTCGAGGACAACGACGTCTCCTTCTGTTTCATCCGGGTCCAGAAGAAGCGCAAGCGCAAGTTTGAGCACGAGGACAAAGAAGATCGCGTGGCGAAGCTAAAGATAGATTTCGAAGAACCCGCGGGTGCGTACAAGGTGGAGGTCGAAGTCGATCCGAACGCGATCGACGACGAGAAGAGGGTCATGCCCCCGATGGATCTGTACATCAGCGACTACGATCGCGTGACGTGCGACGCGCTCATGAAAAAGTCCACCAGTTTACTCATGTCCGGGAAGTTCATGCACTTCTTCCGGGTCAACGTGGGCACTCCACCCATGGTGCGCATGTACTCTATCGACCGGGACACGGGTAAGGTGACAAAGAAATTCATTCCCCTCACGGACGTGGTCATCGACAAGAACATCGTGACCAAGTACCAAAATCAAAACACTATCATGCAGGCACCCCGGATGAAACAACTCATGAATGCCTTCCTGCACGAGTTTGATGCCGATTTCGACGGCGACTCCATCGTGGGTCTCCAAGAGATGTACGAACTGTTCACGTGTTACTGCATCCGGCAGCACGGATACCCACTTCGAGGGGTGGAGATGCACACTTGGTTTTTCTTCGCCGTCTCCGAACTGTATTCCGGGTGGATCGTCGACCGCGGGGGAAAACTCTACGTCCGGTGCATGTCCCTCGACCTGGACGCCGCCTACCAGTACTGCATCGATAAAGGGTGGACACTTAGAAGTTTACCGTACCTATAAATGTAATGAAGAACATCGAGGAATTCGCGAAAGAAATATACGACAAATTAGGTCCGGGGTACTCCGAGCGCGTCTATCACAACGCGATGGAGGTCCTCCTCCGGAAACACTCCGTGCCGTACGAGAGCGAGCGCATCGTCCCGATCGTGTTCGAGGGGCACACCATCGGCAATCTCCGGGCGGACATCATCGTCGACCGAACGTTGGTGCTGGAATTCAAGGCGACGACGGCAAAGTTGGGGGACAAAGAGGAACAGCAAGCGGTCAATTACTTACAACTTCTAGGATTACAAAGGGCGATGCTCATCAACTTTGGGAAGAACTTTGAGACTCGTTCTGTTGTTGTTGCATGAAGGACATGAGCATCAGGCTGACGTAGGGTGCCATGAACCGGTAATGCTCCCTGGTCTCCCTCCGGTACGCATCCGGGTTGCGCATGCCGTCGTCCAGGATCTCTTTGGCGCGGTTCAGGTGGAAGAGCGCCTCGTCGACGACGAAACGCACGGAGTCTGTGTCTTCCTCCTCGGTCGTCGTCATTATAAAATCTTAGTCGTGTAATCTTTAAATGGTAGGGATGTACTGCCACCGCAACTCGTGGCAAATTTTCTTCCAAATTTGATCCTGTTGGAACAACTTTTCTTTGGACTTGAGGAGGGGAAAGTATTGGAGGTAGCTATCCTCGGACAAGAGTTCGCAAAATTTATACAACACGTAGGAGTAGCTCAAAAAGTTTTTCCTCTCCTTCGGGCAGTGTTTGTCGAAAGGGGCTTGGATGTCTTTGAACATGAGTCTCAGTTTCTCTTCGAGCACCTGGGAAAGTTTGGGTGGTTTCAAATTGGTCAGGGTGTTGGTGATGTAGGGGACGTGTTCGTAATATTTGTTCAATTTCAACTTTTTCAACAGCATCCGAACCCTCTTCTGCGTGATCTCGGCGACGTCCGTGATTTTGAGTTTCTTCAACTCGGACCGGAGAAGTTCCAAGACCTCGTCCGGGATCGTCGTCATCTCCTGCGCCTGGAACTGGCTGAGCCACTCGCTGAAGTGGTTCTCCCTCTTGTACGAGTAGCTCACCACGCGACTGGACGTCTCTTGCTCCTCCCGGTACGTGAGTTCCTCCGATATGAGGGTGGTCACGACGATCCCACACCGGTCGCACACCACCTCGCTCGTGTCCGGAAAGTGTACGACGTTGCTCTGGTCTTCGCACTCCGGACATATCTCCAACTTTTTCTCCACCGGTCTCAGAATGTTCTGATTTTCGACGTCGATGAGGTAATCCCTGTAGATGTCTTTCTTCTGCAACCCCCTGGTCTCCCTTGCGTTGAACACGTTGTCGTTCGTCTCCTCGGCGTCGACGTCTTCCGTGTACTGGTTGAGAAACGGCATGCACTTGATGATGTACTCGCTCATCTCGGATTCGTACTTTCGCCGGTTCACCGGGTCGGACTGAATTTTGTCTTCCCAACCTTGCAATTTGGTTTCGTAACTACTTAAAAACGAACCCTGCATTTAAGACTAATGAAACTTCTCATCAATCTTTTAACTACAATTTACGGTTTCTACAAAAAAGTCATCACCCCACCCGACTACGCCATCATCCGCGAAGAGTTGGAATACAACGTGGATCCGGGCACCAAGTACGAGGTGGACGACGAGTTCTGGGCGAGGGAAAGCAAGGCGTGGGACGACCTCGACGAGCTCTACGTGGACGTCACCGGAAGAGACTACAAGAACACGGTGGTCCCCCAGTGCGTGTGGAAGACGGTGCTCCGCGTCAAGTACTGGTACAACGGTCGGGTGTACAAATTCATCAGTTACGACATGCACGCCCCGTTCCCACCAAAGGAATCCGGGGGGATGTCGTTCAGCCTGCCCATCACCCGGGCGTGGCTGTGTGGGGAAGACGACAAACCCAAGCGCGACGTCACGGAAAAGATCAGGCGATACGCGGGTCCGAAGAACGATTTTCACGGGGTCGACGTCGCTTTGAGGGACGTGCTGTACTACGACGAAGAGACGCTCAGGGAACTGTATCCAAAACTTCTGTTACAAAACGCGCTCGGTTTTAAGCGGACGGTGTCGACGCTCACCGGAACGACCTCTACTCTTCGGTGAGTTTCGTCGCCAAGTAGAACTGTAAATCCCCTAGGGACGCGCAGGCGTATTTTAATATCAAAAATCTGTTGTCCGCCTCTTGCATCAGTTGCACCGACGAACACAAAGACGTCGCCTTGGTGAAGATGTTCATGTACCGGAGGGAGTACATCCCCGACATCTTCACCGGTGACTCCTCCACGCACTCGATGGACGTCTGCTGATTCGCAAAGTCCCCTTCGCACGACATTCTGAGGACGTTTTTCTCCCTCGTGATCTCGATCTCGGTACCGATGTTCGCCATGTCCCGGCACAGCCTTTGAAAGTCCACGGAGGGCATCGTCGTGACCGTGGTCATCTTGATGTCCGGTACCTCGATCCGGTTGTCGTTGATGTCCAGGAGTTTCAACTCGAAGCACGAGGTCTGCTTCTTGGCGTCGGAGATGATTTCCACGTGCATGATCTCCCTGCTCTCCTTGTCGATGCGCATCGAGAGCACGTCCGAGCTTCCGACGGATTTGAGAATTTTGAAGACGTTACTGATGTTCACACCGGCGATCATCTCTCCCTCGCACTCGTACTCCTCAAAGTTTTCCTTCTGGAGGCGGAGGTCGATCAGGGAGGACCGGGCGGAATCGAGGGTGGTGACGACCACCCCTTCCGGTCGAAAGAAGATGTTGACATCATTAAGGATATCTTTCAGGACCTCGAAGGAGGCTTTAATAGCGGACGCCTGGATCGTTTTTAATTTCATTTTTTCGTGGTTACTGAGTAATCGCCTCAATCCTTTATGTCCTCGTACGCCACCGCGCCAACTTCTTTGGAGATTCTCGCCTGCAGTTCCGGGGTCATCGGCGGGGCGAGCTGTTGCCCGTAGTTGTCGAGGGTGAACATGTCCCGGTCGTTGCCGTCGTTGTCCAGGGAGGAGAACGAGCACCCCCACCCGCCGACCTCGCAGTGCTGAATATCGTTTTGCGGTAGCAGGCTCTGCAACCAGTTCCGGATCTCGTTCCCGACGAGAAACTTTCCATTCTTCGTGAGCATGGTGGGCACTCTGGTGATCTTGCTTCTGTATTGCGCCGGAACCCCCTGTGTGTTCACGTTGTGATACTGCACGAGCTGCTTGAGCTGCGGGTGCTGGTGCACGTACTCGACGATTTGCTTGCAGTGGTTGCACTTTGGACTGTAGATCAGTAGAGCCATTCCTAATATATCATTCTGATTTTCTCCGAAAAAATAAACGCATACTAAAGTAGACATGAATAGATTGGTGTTGATCCTCATCGCACTGGTGGTCCTCGGACTGATTATGACTCCCAACAGGGAAAACTATTTCACCTCGGAAGCGTTCGGGTTTTCCGGGTACACCAAGCCGCGCAGGGGAAGCGTCGTCCTCGACGACTTGCCTGTGAACAAGACCGAGTACACCGAGGTCGAGGCGGCGGTCGACAACGACGTCATGAACGAGCTCGTCGTCAAGACGAACGAGGCGATCGCGAAGCGCACCGGGATGTGCACCCACATCATCGAGACGACGCAGTTGAAAAAGTACCAGGGCAAGTCCGGCGAGACCTTGTATGAGGTGATGTTCATGGCGATGAAGCACGGTGGATTCTCCTACGGTTTCAGCGTCGTCGCCGCGCTCCAGTGGAAAGATCAGACCGCGACCGTGGTCTCCCTTCGCACGCAACCGATGGAGGTGGAGTCCCCGTCCGACGTCTCCGCGTTCACCGGGGAGACGTCTGGAAAAGAGTTTCTTGATTTCGAGGTGGTCCGGAAGACCGTGGAGACCAAACAGGGTGAGTTACTTCAGGCAAAACAAAAATTGGAGTCAAAGATAGGATGAAATGCTCGACATCGCGGACATTCAGAAGATCGAGTCCCAAAAGCGAGCGATTCGAAAGGAGTGTTACACCAAGATTTACGAGATGTGTGAAAAAAAGATCAAGCAATACGTGAACATGGGTCAGAAGCAAATATTTTTCACCGTGCCCGGGTTCGTGATGGGGTACCCTGCGGTGGACAGACAAGCCGCGGCGAAGTGGTTGGCGAGGCAGTTCGAGCGGAGCGGATTCAAGACGTCCGTGGTGAACGACGACGTCTACGTCTCTTGGTCGCACGCGGGCAGGCGCAAGCGCCCTGCCTCCGAGGAAACACCAGACGACGACATCGAGTTCCCGTCCTTCGTGAACCTGAAAAAGGCGGCTGACAAGTACCGACACCTCGTCAAAAAGTAATTTAATTTGTATTCAATAATAGTATACACTATGTCCGATTCCCTCGGAATCCTAGTCGAAGCGAAGAAAGAGTACACCAACCAACTCTGCCTGTTGATGTGCCCGGTGATGATCGGGGTGTTTCAGGACATGTACGAGGAGGCGGTGCGCATGTCGAAGAACAAGAAGCCACTGCTCCAGTACCAGCGCCTGCTCAAGGAGGTGCCGAACTGGAGTAACGCCATGAGCAAAAAGCACGAAGACAACGTCGTCAACCGGTGCACGTGGTTCTCCGACCTCCTGGCGGCGGTGTTCGTGTCGCACGTCAAAATCCTTTCCTCAGTTCGATTGAAGAGCGACTCCAAGAAGATCTCCCTCAAACTCCCGAACAACGGCGTGTTCATCCAGACGTGCTACAACAACTGCGCGCGTTCGCTGTACAACGACCCGTACGTGTACCACGACGAGATGAGCGAGCACGTTCGAGACGACATGCTCACCAAGCGTTTCTCCGAGTGCATCGAGACCACCATCAAAGAACTCATTCCGGTGCAGCAAATTCTCTCCACCTACATGTCGGCGTCTCCGGAGAGCAACATCGACGTCGGGGACGAGGACGACCTCCAGGACACCCTCGACCCGGAAGTGACCGAAGACGACGAGTTGCCCCAACAGGAGGATCCGGGATTCCCAGAGGAACAGCCCGCGACGACGCCGGAGCACGTGGAAGAAGAGGACGCCGGGCACACGCCGAGCGATCTCATGCAGGACGAGGTGATGGAGACGTCCCCGGTGGCGTCCGACCCGCCGGTGATGACCCCGGAACTGAACGAGTTCAAGACGATCCCTTCGGTGAACCTCCCGGCGCAGCAAGCGTCCGCGCCCGCGCCGTCCATGGAAGATGAAGACGACGGCGTGCTCTTCAACGACGCCCCGGAGGGTCGTGTAAAAAAACCTTTCTTATAAAGTAGATTACAATGGAAGACCTCGCCGATTACCTCCGGGATCCGTTCTCAGCGGCGTTGATCGCGGCAGCCATCACCGCCGTGTACATCAACGTCAAGCAGCGCATCAACAACGAGGGACAACTTCCTCTCCACGCCTACACCAAGCCGGCGATTTTGAACGGCATCATGGTTTACTTCATCGTCTCTAACGGGCTCGCCCTCAAGGAGCCGATTTCCACCGAACCGTTCTGACTTAAAGAAAACTCTCATTAATTATATACAACTGACACAGCGATGTCTACCAGTGTTGGGGCTTTCAACGACATGATGGGACAGTTCCTCGTCGAACTGTCCAAGGCGATTCCGAAGGAGACGGGCGTCAAGAAGTTCTTGACGTCCTTCGAACTCCTCCGGAGCACGAACCCGAGGGCGATCGTCGACGCGTTCATGAAAGGGGTCTCTCCGTACGCGGAGATGATCTCGAACCGGGACGAAAACTTGCTCACCGAAATGTCCAAGATGGATTACCTCAAAGACTTAAACATCCAGACCCATTGGTCGGACTTGAGCGCCAACACTAGGAACGCCGTTTGGAGTTACCTTCAGACCCTGTACATGCTTGGTACCACGATCACCGCGATCCCGCAAGAGACGCTCGGCGCGATCGAAGCCTTAGCGAAGGACTGCGCGGACAAGATGCAGACCTCCGACGGCACCATCAACCAGGAGGCGTTGATGAAGATGCTCGGTGGTTTGGGCGGTAGCCTCGGGCAATAAAACCTTAACATAATGTAATAAAGATGTCTCGAACGTGGTTCGACGATCCGAAGCAACTCATCCGAGCCGATAAAGTGCAAAACTTTTGGCCCACCGCGTCGCAAACTCCAGAAGAGAGAATCAACAGCGCGTCTCGTTTTGTCATCTACGCCACGTCGGTGCTCTACCTCATTCGTCGCGATTTGCGTTTGTTCGTCCTCGGTGCCACCGTGCTCGCGGTGTTGTACGTCATGTTCCGAAGCGACATGGTCACCAACCCGGTCGGGCGCCAGACGCACACTGACAACGACCAGATGAACGTGCAGTTGCCGAGCAAGGACAACCCTATGGGGAACGTCCTCCTCACCGATTACACCGATCAGCCGAACAGACCTTCCGCGGCGTGGTATCCGTCGGTGAAGCCGTTCGTGCAGTCCAACTTGGAAAAGACGTTCACGTTTGACGCCGGACGCTCGAGGACACCCCTTCCGGAGCACCAACAGCGTTTCGCCGCGCGTCAGTGGGCGAGCATGCCGGTGACGACGATCCCAGGCGACCAGACCGCGTTCGCGGAGGCGTGCTACGGCGCCAAGTTCGCCCCGATGTGCAAAGACGGTGCCACCGGGGTGTGCAACCCGAACGCGCGTGGGGTGCAGTTGGAGGCGTTCGCCGGTATCGGTGGCGACGGTGACAAGAGGAGTGGGATGCACGGGGGAACGACGTTCGCCTAAATTAAAAAATCTCAAGGTATATCAGTACATTCCAAATGGCTTATCAACTCCAACCCGGTGTGAAGATTCTCGAAGACAAGGCGCTCCCACCGGAGCGAGCCACGGACAACTTTTTCGCTTACCCTCAGCCGAGTACGTTGAACTACGTCGAGCGTCGCCCGAGCACCATGATCTACGGCACCGCTCCGTTCAAGGCGGGCAAGGGCGCCCCAGCCCACCTCATCGAACTCGACGACTCCATGCGCCCGCAAAGCACCACCCGCCACAACGTCGGGTACGCCGAGCCGCACAAGCAAAACTACCACCCGTTGCTCAACGTGGAGTGCCAACTCCCGCTCAGAACCATCGATTTCGAACCGGCGAGTTCCCGCGCCGATCTTCAGAACGAGATGTTTTCGAAGCGTTACATGCCCACGTAAAAATAATGTTTGGAATAAGTAAAGAATATGGCTGACCCTATATCTTTGTTGGCGATTGCAGGGCTCGTCTTCGCGGGTCGTAAGATGTCCGATCCAGTGGTCACCGCCGAAGCACCAGCCGTGGCGCAGGTGCCGAAGCCGCCGCTCTTGGAGGACGCCGAGATCGTCGTCTCCGACGAGCCGTACTTCGTCGAAGCGTCGGAACCAGACGGTGGGAAGCGGGAGATGGCGTCCTTCGCCGAGATCGCCCCTCAACAACGCAGCGATGGCACGGAAGTGTTGAACATGCGCAACCGCCTCTACGACAACGGGCGGATGAACAACCTCTCTCCGGTGGAGAAGCAACTCGTCGGTCCGGGTCTCGGCGTCGCCGCGGACGTGCCCGCGGTCGGCGGTTACCAGCAGATGTTCAGAGTCGCCCCGGTGAACACCGGGGAGTACAGACTCACCCAACTCCCCGGACGCGTGAACCACGGGTTCGACGTCAAGGGGGGTCGGCGCACGATGGAGACCGTGGTGCAACACAACCGCCCGGAGAAGACCGCGCAACTCGACCAGAGGCTGCCACCGGTCGCCGGTCGGTCGGTGCACACCGGTGTGACCCCGAGGAACAAACAAGAGCGCGCGAAGCGCCCGACCAACCGCTCCCAAACCGGTCTTCGCACCGACGGTCTCAGCAACGCCCCACCGAAGCGGTTCATCTCCGCCCAGGCTATCCCACAAGAGCCCACGCGGTTCAAGATGGACAACGACACGGTGCGCTTCGGTAACGCCCAGCCTGGACTCACCGAATTCCGGGGTGGCTACCAGCAGTCTCCGGCGGCGCAGGTCGGGAAGAGCGACGCCGAGCTCATGGCGCTTGGGTTCCGCATCGACGACAAGAGAGGCGTGGAGACCAACCGGATGGCGAACAGGGGGAGAATGAACGTGTGCCAGCAGTCTGGGAAACTGACCACGTTCCGGTGCGACACGTCGAGGATGGACGGACGCTTCAACGCCGCGAACGGTGGGTGGCAACAAAACTACAGGCAGAACGATTATCACAAATTCAACGCCTTCAAGGGACACGAGAACCCGTACGCGTCTCCGGATCACCTCAACTCCACCAAAGAGCAGCTCAAGAACAACCCATACGCACAGTGCTGGTGAAAAAATTAAACCATTTGTATAAAAACCATCTTCATTAAAATTCCAAACTAATTGTAATGAAGGTGTACACACTAGACATCGACAGCGGTGAGAGAGATCCCACCGTGCACCCGACGTCTAACAATTTCATCGTCGACCTGGCGACGCCCATCTACAACGTGACAAAGGTGGAGGTCGTCTCCGCCAGGGTTCCGGCGTCCGTTCCGTTGATTCACACCCACAACAACAAGTTCAGCGTGACCGACGACGTCGACACCTACACCGTGACCCTCTCACCGAGCGCGGACTATTCCTCAGGAGGGAACATCGCGACGCACCTCGAAACGCAGTTAGCCGCTTCCGGATGCAACACCGTGGACACCGTGGCATACACCGACGGAAAGTTCGTCTTCTCCAACACCGCGGGCAACCCCTTCACCTTTAATTTTCACAGTGGGGTCGATGGGTGGACGTCCAACGTGATGACGAGGACGACGCCGAACCAAATCTTGGGGTTCTCCGCCGCGGACCAGGCGTCCACGTCCGGCGGGGTGCTCACTGGGGGGACACCGGATATCACCCACGCCCCGAAGACGTTCGTCTTGCGGGTGACCTCGGGCTCGGACAAGATCAGCCAAGAGGCGTTCACGAACACACCTTTCTACACCGGGGTGTTCATGAACAACAACGCCTCCGGTTCGGACTCCTACCTCACGTTTTACGGCACGGACGACGCCGTCGTGCACGATGAACACCGGAAAGAGATACGACAACTCCAAATGGAGTTCCTGTACAAGGAAAACAACAAACTCATCCCGGTGGATTTCGGTGGGAGAGACTACGCCATCAAGTTTCGAATTCACGGGTCCAAGGACAAGTTGGAAAACCTCCCAAAACTGACCGAGGAAGAAGTTTCAAAACTAGAGTTGCCACCACCTGTGCACATTCCTGAACTCGTCGTGAGAGAGAATCTGAATAAGTGGGAGCAATGGATACCCATCGCGGTGATTATAATTATCGGGATTGTCCTGATACGAGCGCTTAGCGTCCAATCGCGTAGATCGGCGCCGCCGGCTTCGTGACTTGCGTAGACACAGAGGACACCAAGAGGAAGACGGCGATGGACAACAAGGTGGTCATGAGCGCCGTGACCGCGAGTTGAAGACCCGTGTTCTTCGGTCCCTTGATGATTTGGCTGATAGCCCAGCGAGCGACATCGTTCCACGACATAGCCGCGGCGAAGGCGAAACCTTGCGTGAGGGAGTTGAGCGATTGCTTTTCCAACATTTGCGTGATGACGGTGACCTGTTCAGCCATGGTGAGTGTGTATATACTTACCGTAGAAAAAATTTATTCCGGGAGAAGTTCCTCTTTCTGCAACAATTTCTTGTACTGGGGTTTCTTCAAGATGCCCTTGTTGTTGTTGAGCACCTCCTGATGTTCATCCTCCTCTTCATCGGACGATTCCTCCTCCTCATCCGATGAAGAACTGTCGTCGAAGATCGTGAAGTTCTTTCTCTCCGGAGTCCACCCTGACCATCCCCGGGGTGGGCTATCAGGGGATAAGGTCTTCATTACTATCTATTGCTTTTTTAAGAAGAGTTTCCGCTGGATTTTGTGGCACCCAAGTCTGCCAGTCGTCCAGTGCTCGGTTGATCGCCTTGAAAGTGTCATCTTCTCCTGTGTACGGGGTGAAATCCTCCTCTGGCACGTCCACGAATTCCGGTTCCCACTCCTCCCCGTCCTCCTCGTCCCCGTCCTCATCCCCTTCCTCCTCCTCCTCCAACTCTGGGAGAATCGAACCGATGTGTTTGCCCACGGAGTGCATGGCGGAGTACTTGATGCTTCTCTCGAAATCCTGGATGAGCACGGTGGACCGACCACACGCGTTGGCGTACTGACTCGCCAAGATGATCGACAATTCGAGCACGGGTTGCATGATGTCCACGAGGGCTTCCGCTTCTCTGTCCATCTCTTACCTTCTGTCATCAAAAAGAGTTCGGCATTTTCCCCCAACGATGCGCAAAACGTTGTAGGACAGGGCGTAGACGCGAACCTCCCGCCTGTGTTCGGACGGGAACAGGCTCATGTCCAGAAGTTGCTCCTTCACGAGGGAGAGGTTCACCTGACCCGTCGGGTACGGCTTCTCCGGTTCGGTGCCGAAGGCGTAACTGTAGAATCTCCGGATGAGTTGAGTCTTCGAGTGGTGGATGCCACCCTGCACGGCTTTGAGGAAGGTGATCCCCTTTCCGGTGACGTCCGAGAGGATGACCTGGTCGTCGAACTTGAGGGTGAGGTAGTCGAGGTGCTCGTACAACACCAACCGACCGTCGTGGTACTTCCCGTAACCGTTACCGGAGTAAGACACGTTGTAGTTGTCGTAATCCAGGGGCGTGCAGTGGTCCACCAACCCCCCGTTGTCTTCCCTCTGAATCACGAAATACAATTCCTTCGTGGGGTGCTGGAACTCCAACTTCATCCGGTGGAGGGTCGGGGGGTCGTCGTACGCCGACGACGCCGGCACGCTCGACTTTTGCGTTTGAATCTGCGTGAAAACCATATCCATCGGCGTGTTCCTGAGCCGCACCACCTCCGCCCGGTCCACGAAGGCGACGTCCACCTCCATCTTGAGGTCCGTCAACGCCATCGGTTGGTTGTCGTCCGACTCCGTGATGGTGGGTCGAATCGCGAACGTGTTCGTGTCCAGGGCGACGACGAGCGGGGCGTAGTCTCGGAGTTTCACCTCCACCGTGATGTCCCGCTCCTTGTGCAACGCCGCCAAGGGGAGGGACAACGTCGGGTTCCTGTAAAAATAGAATGGAATGTCCACCAAGAATTCCTGAACTTTGTTCGCCCCGGGACGGACGGCGTCCGCGACGGACTTGTCCGCGCCGGAGAGGTTGTAGTACGTGTTGAGGGTGTCGTAGAGGATCGTGCTCGAACTCACGGGAGTCGCCGCCGAGCGGACGGCGTACTTGCCCACGAGGTTCTTCAGAGCCGTCTGTTTCGTCTGGGTAAAGTAGTGTTCGCTGTATATGGTGAGCCAATCCGAGGTGAGGCGCTGCACGGGGATGTCCCCGATGAAGAGCTCCACGGACTCGATGAGGGCGTGCCCGACGCTCTCGATGTATCCGTACCGGGTGTACCCGGTGCCGAGGTTCTGCCTCGCGATCGCTGGAAGTTTCACCCGGAGGGCGACGTTCGTGAGGACGTCCCCTTGGTTCACCGGAATGCGAAACTTGACTTTTTTACCAAAGTCCCCGGGCTCGTCCGGGTCCAAGGTGACCGTCTCCTTGGCGTACGCCCCGTGTTTCCTGAAGACTTTTCGCCAATACGTGTACTCTGGGTCATCTGTGAAGTACCGGTCGCTGATTCCAACGGTCTCTAATTGAACCCGACCCGCCATTCTGATATATACATGGCATTAAAATCGTAAACCACATAACCCGGCGTTGATTGTCATCTGGTTGTAACTTAAAGCGTACACCCGGACGTTGTTGTCCCCGACGAACACCGGCTCGATCTCGACCGTGAGGAGTTTGTGGGCGACTCGGGACATGTTCACCTGACCGGTGGGGTACGGTTTGTCCGGTTCCGCGCTGAAGGAGTACATCCCGAACTCCGAATAGAGATCCACCTCCACGTGGGTCCCGGACGGGTTCAGCGATGGGTGTGGCTCGTACACGGGCACGTCCAGACGGGTCGCCGGGCAGTTCACGTGGTGCCTGAGCGCCTGCGCGTACGTGAGCTGCAACCGGTCCATGTCGAAGACGACCTCGTTGTTGAACCGGAGGGCGACCCGCTTGATTTTGTTGTAATCGTTCACCAGGTTGTAATCCTCCGCGGTCACCCCCTGACTCACGAAGAAGAGTTCCTTCACCGGTCCGGTGAAATTGATCATGACGCTGCGCTCCGTCTCCCCCTCGGGAATTTTAAATTTCGCCACCTGCAGTTGGGTGATCGAGTACTGGAGTGGGGTGGACATGAGGTAGGCGCGCTCTTCCGGGGTCACGAACACGAACTCGCTGTCCAGTGAGAGGTTTTTCACACTCGCCGTCACACCCTGCGCGACGTCGGTGGCGGACAACCCGTACCACACCATCTGGTCGAACGGACGAAGCTTGACTCGAACCTCCACCACCTGCTTCGTCAGGGCACACGTGGGAATGCTCAGGGAAGGGTTCTTGTGGAAATAAAAGGGAAGGTCCAAAAAGTATGTGTAATCACCCCTGTACACGAGAAAGTTTCCGTGACCGTTGAGGAAATACAGGGTTTGGTCCACCTCATCGTTCGTGTGTTGGAGTTGGTTGTACAAGTATATGTACTCCCCGGTGATCCTCTCTATGACCTGAGCCCCGATCACGAGCTCGGCGTACTCGATCAGGTGACTGCACACGGAGGGCGGGTAGTACTTGTCGTTTTTGTAATTCGGGGCTGCCCCGCCGATGTCCGGGGTGGGATCCGAAAGTTTTATCTTCAGTGTCATCGTTCGAAGGAGGTCACCCTTGTCCTTGGGCACTCGGCACACCACCTCTTGCCCGAAATCGATCGTCCCATCGAAAGGGGTCTCGATCTGCTCGATGCTGAACTTGGTGTGTCTCCGGAATCTCGTCAGGAAGTGGCTGTATTTCGGTTGCCCTGTGAGCCACTGGTCCATCAAACCGGTGGCGGCTAAGTTCAATCGTCCCGCCATACTAATATTAGGTGAGTAAAATTTTAACAAATAAAACAGGACGTTAATCGTAGAATGCAACTTCAGTTGAGGAAATTCAAACCGGAGACGATGGGTGACGATCGCGTGTGTGTTTTTCTGGGGAAGCGCAACACTGGTAAGTCGACGCTTATCAAGGACATCATGTACTACAAGCGTCACATACCAGCGGGTATATGCATGTCGGGCACGGAGGACGGGAACCACTACTACCAGTCCTGGATCCCGGACCTGTTCATTTACCCAGAGTACGATCGGGAGGCGGTCGAACGTGTCATGGACAGACAGAAGAAGTTGGTCGCCCAAGGCGCGAAGAACTGCGGGGCGTTCCTTCTGTTTGATGACGTGATGTACGACGCCAAGTTTCTCAAAGAACCCATCCTGAGACAGATCGCCATGAACGGGAGGCACTGGAAACTGTTCGTCATGATGGCGTTTCAGTACTGCATGGACATGCCCCCGGCGATTCGCTCGAACATCGACTACGTCTTCCTCCTTCGAGAGAACATAGTTGGTAACCGCGAAAAGATTTACAAAAATTTCTTCGGTATCTTCCCCACGTTCCAGGCGTTCAACCAGGTGATGGACGCGTGCACGAACGATTTCGAGTGCCTCGTTCTGGACAACACCTCCCGATCGAACAAGATCGAAGACGCGGTGTTTTGGTACAAGGCTGACCTGAAGAAGCCAAAGTTCAGGGTGGGTGCCCCGCAATTTTGGAACGTGCACAACAAGTTGTACAACCCGAAGCACTACCTGAAATCCAAAGATGATGAGAAGCCCAGAGACAAGAAGACGCAAATCACGGTGAAAAAGAAAAAGTGATGATGTTGCGTCATCAGGGGGGAAGAGAAAACATAAAGTTACAGTAGTAATGGTGGAGACGTTGAACTTGCACGACGACGGCGAGGGCTACGTCACCCTCGAACAACCCAAACCGCAACAAACGTCCCCGGTAAAGTCCAACGCATCCACTTCGTTTCAAATGGACGAAAAAAATCTCGCACAACAACAACAAATGCCCATGGATTCCACGCCGCTTCAAGACATCATGGGTGACGAACAAAACCTCGCCAACGGTGGCGTCATGATGGAGGCGCCGGTCATGCAGCAGCAGCCGCGTATCCAAAACTTACAGGGCGTCCAGGCGCCGCCGCAAGCGCAGATGGGTATGGGACAGATGATGCCGCAGCAGCAACCGGAGGTGAAACCGGAGTCCAAGAACCCGCTCAACCTCACCGACGACCAGATGGTCGCCCTCTTGGTCGCCGCGTGCACCGCCGTCGCCATCTCCAAGCCGGTCCAAGACAAGCTCGTCACGAGCGTGCCCAAGTTTCTCACCGAGAACGGCACCCGCTCGATGGTCGGTCTCGGCGCCACCGGTTTGGTCGCCGCCGCCCTCTTTTACTTCTCCAAGTCCTACGTCGTCAAGGCGTGAGTTCACTCATCGGAGATGTGCTGACCGCAAAACTTTGTGTTTGCCGGAATTTTTTCATACAATCCCAGATTGATACACATGTCTCTCAGTTCAATGTAGTTCGACCAAAATTCTTTGGAGTGAGAATACGTATCCACCGTGCAGTGCGCCAGCTCGTGTATGAGGACGTGGAAGATCTCGTTCGGGGTGCCGTCTAGGCACAGGGCGATGTCCTCGCCTTTGTTCGTGTTGTACCCCACCGTGTCCCCGCGCATCTTCGTGAACCCGGTGACCGGTTTCGCGCGCCAGATTTTTTTAAACTTGACGTGGTTCTCCTCACGGAGGTGCTTTCGCAAGATTGAGTATTTCTCCTTCACATGCACCAACTCCGGGGGTTCCACCGTGTTCTTCAGCACCCAAAAGTTGATCAACAGGAGCGCCACCAAGACGAGCATGCTTCTTTTTATAAACGAAGATAAATTTCGAGTACAACTCGGAGATGTGTCCCCTGAGAGGTTCCCACAAGAGTAGAGTGAAACCGATCTTCTCCAACTCCGTGACGAGGACGTCCTTGTAACAGATGGGTTCGGGACGGGGTCCGTCGGCGTAGAACGGCGTGTCGACCAGGTGTACCCAAAGTTTCTCACCAAAGCCACCGTTACCATGCTCTTTAGTGATAAAGAAATTCCCGTCGGGGTCTCTGAGGGGTGTCCGGAAGACGATGCTCTCCGAGTCCGGGATGATCCCGAAGAGGTGCCCACCGGGGGCGATCCTGCGCCTGATCTCACGGAGGGACTCGCGGAACAGGTCACGGGTCTCGAAGACGTAGTGGAGGGAGAAGTTGTAACACACCGCGTCCCACCGGCGCGCCGGACACGCCCGGATGTCCCCGACGTAGAAGCCGTTGACCCGGATCTTCATGTTTCGCGCCCGCGCGCGAGCCTCCTCGAGCGCTTCCGGGGACGGATCGCACATGCTCACGTTCGCCCCGACCCGGCGCCACTTTTGGAGGTCCCCACCGAACCCGGCGCCGACGTCCAAGACGCTCTGCCCCTCGTGGACCACGCGCTCGATCAGGGCGCGCTTGGCGTCGTTGTGGTTTTTCCGGATCTGGTCCATACTGAAATGACGTTTGAAATTTTTCACGCACTTAAAGTCACCCCACCATAGATAGATATACAGCCACGACCATGTCGCTCGAGCAAGATTACATCACCGTCCCGGGACAAAACTTTGTCTGCCTCTCCATCGTCGGACCCTCCTGTCCGCAGAAGACCGACAAGTTTGGCATCAAGATTCGAGGGTGCTTCGGTACCCGGGAGGAAGCCGCGAACCACGCGAAGAGACTCCAGAAGGAGGATGCCACCTTCGACATCTTCGTCGCGGACATGTACAAGTTTCTCTTGATTCCACCGGATCCGACGGAGATCGAGGACTCGCACTACGCCGAAGAAAAGTTGGAAGAGCTCATGACTGGTTACAGAGAGAACCAGCGCGCCGCCGCCAAGCTCTTCGAAGAACGCAAGCGGGACATGATGGAAAATAAGGAGAACGAATATTTCAAACCAGGTGATGAGAACTCTAAGTTTTACACCAAGCCCGACGAAGCTCCGTTGGAACACCCGGGCGAGATCCTCGAGAGATTGAAAAATGAACAACCGGAAAAGTCCATGGAAGAGCTCGTCAAGGAAGCCGATGCCATCGTTGCCCAACAAATCGAGGAGCGACGCAAGCAGCGCGAAGCCGAAGCCCAAGCCGAAGCCGAAGCCAAAGAAGCCGAAGCCGAAGAAGCCGAAGCCACCAAGTCTGAAGAATAAAAATGTAGAGTTTTAATAAGAATGACATTTTTCAGTATCATCCTCAACGTCATTACTATAGCCATCGTCGTCTATGCTTTGGTTTTCCAGGGCGACAAACTAGGTGCGAGCAAGAAAACCGAAACACGAGTGATCGCGACGGACGTGTACGTGGACAACGAGAAAGATCCCCGCGTGGTGAGTCGATCGTATTTCACGGAAAATAAGTACGGTGATATTGGCAAATTTGTAGGCTACTCAACTGTACCGGAGGATCATTGGCTGAATGGTCTGAGTTTTGCCCATGAAGAATCCTAAGATGAAACCGATGAACACCAATATGTAGGTCATCTTGTCGAGCGAGGCAAAGTCAAACTTGCCCCCGTCGTTCGGCACCGGGTAATGGTGCACGGGATGTGGCTGCTGGTACATCGTCTGCGGGGACTGGTCGTAGTAAACGTCGTCCAGATGCGACGAATCTTCTTCTCTGGGTACCGCGTGATCGAGGGGCTTCATCTCATCTGAGACTTTCGGGTCGAACGTGATAGGGTTGCCAATGTCGGTCTCCATGATTATTATTACAAACGCCATTTCTTTTTAAGTCTCTGTCTCGGAGTCGGAGTCGTCTTCGATATCGCTTTCATCGAATTCTTCATCGTCGTCACCCTCCTCCCCCTCCTCCTCGACGATGAAGTCTTGCAAATCTTCTCCATCGTCGTCGTCGTCCTCGTCCTCTGAACACGACATCTCGTCTTCCGTGTCCAAGTCGGAACCGGCAAAGTCACTGTCGTACTCGCTATCCGTGTAGTCGTCCTCGAATCGCCCTTCGATCACATCCGGGGTGTACACGGACGAAGGAGACTTGATAATTCTTCCGGAACGCGTCGTGACTGTAGCCATCTTTGCTTGCTTTACATTTTATTGGACTCTCTCGTTTAAGTATTTAGGGTGAAATTTTAGTCTTTTTTTGATCGCGTGCTCTAAGATGACCTCTTCCATTTTTTCACCAATTTGCCGGGCGATGTCTTCCACCTCCTCCTCGATGTTATAGTTGTTGTACAGGGACACGTTCCGGAGATGGTCGAGACTCGTGTACAAAACACCCGCGGCGACGCGAGGCGTGTCCAGGTAGAGGGGCACGTCGTTGAGGTACTTGAGGAAAGCCTTGAACTCCTCCGGGTTGGCACCGGAGTACGCGTGTGCGTCTTGTTTCAGTGACGCCATGCCATCTATGTCATCGAAAAAATCTTTTCGTTGGGAAGACAGGTAAAGCATGTATCCGGAAACAGCGAGGAACAAAAATGCACTACTCATCTTTACTTACTGTCTTGAAAAATAATTTTCAATCATTCACCCATGAGGTAGGAAAAACTACGATTCAGGGGTAAGTTAATTTTTTTTATTTTTTGCCAGATGTATGATATCATCTCTAGTGTCACCGTGGAAAAAATAATTTTCCTGATTGAGATGAAAGATTGATCCATGAAAAAAAAATATTTTTGTTCCAAACTTTATTGATCACACATTATATGTTTCCGGAAAGTGAAAAAAAAATTCGATCCATGATCCATGATCCATGATCCATGAAAAAAAATATTTTTGTTCCAAACTTTATTGATCACACATTATATGTTTCCGGAAAGTGAAAAAAAAAATTGATCACTGATCAAGATCTTTGATCCATGATCCATGATCCATGATCCATGATGAAAAAAATATTTTCGATCCAAAACTTTAATGATCACTTATATATGTTTCCGGAAAGTGAAAAAAAAATTTGATCACTGATCAAGATCTTCGATCCATGATCTATGAAAAAAATATTTTCGATCCAGAATATGTTTACGAGTGTGAAAAAAAAATTCGGTCGTTGATCAAGATTTTTGTTAGAGTGTATTACATGTGGTTACAAATTTCTTTGAGAAATGCATCTGCGCGCGGTCAATCTTTTTCACGGCTTTATCAAATTGTTTCAACATCTCCTTCTTCGCGGGCAAGGTGTTAGAAGCTTGAATGAACTTTAGATACCGGATGTACTCGTCCATTCTCAGGCGAAATTCTTCGATATATTCGAAGTCTGGCTTTACCGGCATTCTCATGCGAAATTCGTCGAAATATCCGAAGTCTCGCGTTCGCTTTACCGGTTTCTCAATGTTACCGATGTTGTAGAACACTTCTGTGATATACAGACAGTTCTTGCCGAAGGGTTGGACGTATTCATGTAACGCCGCCATGAACTCTTGCTCTTCTTTTGAACCTTTTCTATACGAACTTAGTAGAAAGTCATCGAGAACACCCTTGATATCAAAGAACGTATCACCAAGAGCCAACAAACTTTTCGCACGCGGATCAGATTTACAGTAGTTTTCCTGTATGATCAAAAAGCAATAAAAACACCATGAATCTAGGTTACACGTTTCGCGTCCAAGCTTAAACCAAAACGCGTGGTCGTTCTTGGACGGGAGAAGCTTCTCGTCTATTTCGGATTTTGGTATCATTTGTTTAATCAACGAATGATTCCTCTATTTGGAAAAAAAGTGAACAGAAAAAAATATTTCGGTGACTAACGTGGGACCGATGTTTGGGAAAATTTATATAACATGATATTCCGATGGAATCACAAATGTTTTTTGTGTAACCACCCGATCGATCTGGAACCCATCCCGGAAACGCACTACGAGTGGCTGGCGTACTACCAATACCGGTTCGTGTACAACCCGGTGTCCCTCTTCATGAACCGGATGTACTACAAAACCATAGGTGAAAAGATGCGTCGAGTGTGTTCTTCGTGTTTCTCGACGTACAAGCCGGTGCCTTTCCGGGTCCTTCGTGACAGGGAGATTGGATTGTGTCGGGTGCGCACTACGAGAAAGCAACCTCTCAGTCTGAGTATGGATGAGCTCATGGAGTGGCTCGGGGGAATGGAAGAATTCTTCTATTCGAGCAGAAACCACTCGTAGACCGGGTCGTAGATGTCCAGCCCGAGGGTGCGTATGATGATCAGCGCGGACTCCCAAAACTCGTCCATGTGTGAAAGTCGTTCTTCTAGGTACTCGAGGATGTAAAAATTTTTAGATACGATAGCCCCCGCCAACGTGTGATACCAAAGTTTTACCGGGTAGTTGCACCGTTCCCACAGGAATCTCACGATCTTGTGTCCCCGCACGTGGTTCAGACACGTCGCCGCGTGATACATGATGTCCCCCTTCGTGTCCACCGCGATGACGATCTCGACATACTTTTTCCTCTTCTCGAGTTCGTGGAAGTTCCCCTCCCTCGCCCACTCACACAGATCTCGGAGCATTTTTTTCTCGGTCGACAGTAAAAGATATGTCGAAGCAGATCGTTGGCGTTGGTCTTTTATTTATGTGCGTCTGCGCGATGAGTTCGTCCTCGTCGGCTGCGTTTTTCGCGATGAACCAAGGAGGCGGTGGTGGTGAGACGCCTTTAGCCGAGAGCAAGACTGCGGTCGATGGCGAGACGTCCGGTCCGACGCTACCCGTCGGTCGATACGTGCGTATCACTCAAACCGTGGCGTACGATGCGAATGCGACGGGTAATGTGGATGACAAAAATAAAATCATCAACGTAGCCGAGTTGGAGGTGTTCGACGAAAACGACAAACTCATCTCTTCCAACACTCCGGTGACCGGGAGCTCGGAGTACTCGGCGACGCACGGATTCAAAAACTTGACCGATGGGGACATGACAAACTTCGCGCACACGAAGGGGAGAACGGAGGGAGAAATCGATTACATGCAATTAGATCTAGGTGCGGATAAGAAGGTGAAAAAGGTGGTCGTCACGAACCGAACGAGTTGCTGCAAGAGCAGAATCAAGGGTGTGAAAATCATGGTCATCGCGAGCGATCAGTCCACCAAGGGTGAGACCCCGGTGATCACCGGTGAGAACGACAAGTACACCTACGATTTCACGACTAATTCTGGGTGGGCGTAAAGTTTTTCCAATCCATCAGACTGATGTCACTCTCTTCGCACCACGGGTAAATCTCATCGTCGAACCCGATGAAATTTACCGCGTCGATCCCGACGTCCCTACACTCGTCGCACGTCTGATAACTGTCGTCGATGATGAGCCCGACGCCGAGCGACCGGCACAAATCCGCCTTCTTCACCTCGTGTTCGGTGAACGAGTTGGTGAGGATGACGTCATCAAAAACACCCGGAAAATACCTCTCGACCCACAACTCGGTGGTCTCCCGGACGACGTCCTGCCTTCCGGTGACGACGTACAACTTGTCTAAATCCGGGGTGTTCTTGAGGATCTGCATCGCCCTCTGCGCCCCTGGGATCGGCTTGAGGTAGAGAAAGTCCTTACTCCGGTAAAACTTGTGGAGGATCTCTTGGGACTGCTCTTCCGTGCACTGAAACACCTCCCGGTAGAGGTACGGGTGTTTCCCGTGGGGCATCTGCACCCCTCTCCATTTCGCCATGGGTCGGAGGAGGGGCACGAGGACTTCGTCGAGGTCGAGGGCGATCTTGCTGATCGACATTTGTGTTTGTCTCAGAACTTATTTTTTAGAATACAACTTACTATAGGTGGTTGGAAACAGTTTCATCTTTTTCGTGTCCTTGCACCCACACGTCTGCTGAATGACGTCCCTGTTCACGGTGAAGGACACGCACTCTCTGTGTTCGCCCTTGATGAGTTCGCAGTACTGGGTGTTTGTGGTGACGACGAATTTGTTCCCTTTCGCCTTGACTAGATTGATGGCTTTGGTTTTGCCTTGTCCCGGGAAAAACTTTTGTATGAATTCCTCGAGTTCCGGTTTCACGTGGTCAAAGGTGGGCGCCTTCTTCTTGGGTTTGGTGTTGATCTCCGGGACCACCACCGGGGTCGGGTAGAGCATCTTGTACAAATCGTGGGTGAGTTTGTACTTTTTACCGACAAAGTCTTTGCAAAACCCGTCCACCCTCTCCCGAATGGTGTCACACTTGCAGAAACACTTTTGAACGATGATGTCCCCGCTCACGAAGAACCAGACGTGATTGGACCCGTGCGCCCTCCGGAGGTTTTCGCAGTACCTGGACGTGGTGCTCACCAAGTACTGTTTCTTGGACTTGTAAATCTTGGTCACCCGGGCGTCCGCCTGTCCCTCCATGTGTTTCCGGATGAACGTCTCGAGCGCCGCGGCGGCGACTTCGTCCCTGTACTCGTCTTTCATCTGCGCCTTGGTGAAGCACCCCTCCTTGATCGCCCTCCCCGGTGGCTCCACTTGGGTGTGTGCGATCTCTCTCGTGCGCACGGTGCCCATGCGTAGGAAATCGACGTTGGGTTCCTGTCCCACCCTTTGGAGCATGCTCAGGGGTCCGTGTCTGTACACGAACACCGGGAGGTACGCGACTTGGTTGATTTTACCGGAGTTCCCACATGCGCCGCATCCTCGACCTTGACACTCCTCGCACTTGGCTTTCTTCTTGGACCACGGCATGCGAAACCCGGACCCTTTGCTCCCCCTCTGGAGGTCTCCGTACACCGCGGCATCGATCACCTCGTTCCAGTCCGTGCCTGGTTTCGCTGTGTACAGGGCGACGAGTATGTGTTCCCGGAGGGCGATCGCGCTCGCTTGGTCGACGACGAACTTGTGCCAGTTGAGGTGGATTCCGGTTTTCACCTTCTCACCGACCGTCTTGGGCGGCGCCACGCACACGAGGCAGTCTTTCCCCCCGTGTCGCTTCACCTTGTCGCAGATCACCTTGACCACGGACTCGATCTCCTCGAGGGTGAGTGCTTCTTTGTCCTTGTAATCGATGTCCACGAAAAAGTTGTACGTCTCCGTCTTCTGTTCCACGATGAAGAGGTCCTCCCCGGAAGCGATCGCGGCGATGTATCGCTCGTTGAAATCATCTAACTTGTCGAACGGTACGGACAGGACCCCGCCGTCCATCATCACGTGCGACAACTTATTTGCATGATTAAATTTATTCTCGACGCACCACCTTCGAAACATGGTTTACCCTAATATCTGAGTTCCCCTTTATACCAGTGCGACGAATCGTAGGACTCCCTCCTCCCCGGGTCCCTCTCTTCGTTTTCCAAATCCTTCTTCAACACTAGGAGTTCGTACACGGTCTTCTCGAGGTGTTCCTTCACGTACGCCTCGCTCTCCTCCTCGTCGTACCCTCTCTTCTCCTGCACCAAGTCCCGGATCTGCCGGAGTATGTATGCCTTGCCCTTGGTCATATTATTACTTGACGGCGAAAGTTTTCCGGTCGCCCTTCCGCGCTTCGAGGGCGTCGTAAAACTGTGGGTTTTTCAAGACGTTGTCGACGATGAGTTCCCACTTCTTCGACCTCGCCTTGAACTCGTCGAGGGTGTCCCAACTCATGAGGTCGTTCTCGTCGAACGTGCGCTTCACCGGTTGTTTGTTGATCTTCCGGATCGCGTACTTCATCTTTTCGTCTTGAAACTTTTTCAGCGTGTCCTCCTGCGCCTGCTTGTCGTAATCCACGAAGAGCACGAACACGGTGTACACGAGCTCGTTTTCCCCTTCCGGAACCGTGAACACGAAGTCGACGTACTCCCCTTCCTTGAGGATGACCACTCCCCTGGTCTCCTCTTCCAATTCCCGGAGGGCGGTCTTGAGGGGTGCGAACACCTCCCTCCTCCTCGACCCCCCGGTCACGAAAATCCAATCTTTGTATCGACGATCCCGAACTGTGAGAAATTTAGGGGGATCCTCGGTGAATGTCACTGGTATGGCGATTGCTTTATATTTTTTCATCACATGGATAACGGCGCTGAGCGCTCCTAACATTTATGGATTTAATTTTCATCGGCGTTTTCCTCGACCGGTTGTTCGTCTTCCTCGGTGACTTCGAGCTTCTTCACCCGCGGCGGTGGCGGCGGTGGCGGTGGTCTCGGCGCGGTGATCTGCATCAACCGCGCGGACACGGACTTGAGTTGGTCCACCTCTTCCTTCGCCTTGTTGAGTTCCCGGAAGATGTAGATGGTGGACACGAGGCACACCACGACGGCGATGGTTGTCAAAATATCACGATCCATTTGAATCATCTGTGTATACCCAAACATGGTGGGTTCTTTTTAAGTCATCAGCCTATGATGGCGCCTAATTGTGTTTTTTTGTTCTTTTGGCAACCCGCCCCCTGTTGTCCAAACTGAATCTCCTGGAGGTGGTCGTGTTTGCACTCCGGGTCCTGGGTCTGCGCGACGGGTTGACTGACGAATTTCTCGATGGTTCTCGACTTCGGGTCGTACGTGAGCACGAAGACGACGGCGATGAGGACGACGACGGTCCAAAACATGTTACTATTCGTGGAGAAATAATTGCTTAGTTGCTGTACAACAGGGCTCCGAGACCGTTCGTGAAGCGGAGGATGTTGTAGTTCACCGCGTAGACGTCGTCGCTCGAGTTGGCGGTCTCGCTCACGAGGCGCGCGCTGTCGAGACGAGACCAGTTGAGGCTACCGGTGGGTTGGTGTCTGGAGGACTCGAGGCAGAACGGGTAGACGAAGAGTTCGTCCTCGTCCGCGGTGTCCATGGACGCGAAGGGGAGGTGGTAGTACGCCGGGATGCGGGTGTAGTGCGGGCGCGCAAACTTGAAATCGGTGACGTCCGTGCCGTTGATTTGGAGCTTGAGCTTGTTCGTGGCGCCCAAGATGCTCACACCGGAGGTGTTCGCGGCGGCGAGGACCTTCACCGGGTGGTTGAAGTTGAGCTCGTGGGTCTTCGAACCGGAGGCGATGCTCTTCTGGACTTGGGTCACGAGCATGTTGATGGGCTTGTTTTGGAGCGCCTGTCTCTCCGCGGTGTCGAGGTAGACGTAGGCGCTGTAGGCTTCCCACTTGGACCCGGCGGCTTGGGCGCCCCAGTTGATGCGCACCTCCACGTCGTGGAAAGAGGCGGCGATGAGGGGAATGGCGGTCTGCCAGGACTCGCAGAAGGAGAAGCGGAGCGGGTAGAAGGTGGAGACGGTGTCGGCGCCGCCGTACACGTTCGCGGAGTAGGACTTGTTGAACGTGGACGCGAGCACCTTCGGGGCGATGTGCTGGGTGAACTTGCTGTCGATTTCATCGATTTTTTGACCCCCGACGTACAACTCGACGTTGTCGATGACGGTGCTCCAGTCCGTGATGGAGACGTTGGCTTGCGGCGTACCGGAACCAACCAACGGAACCAAAAAGGTGTACCCGAGAAGGTCCCCCTTTCTCTCGAACCGGATGGTGCTCATGCCATTGTTGGAGACGTTGCCCTGGATGACCTGGCGCTCGACCGTGGTGGCGAACGGGGTGTGACGCTTGTACGTCGACGAGAAAAAGCTGATCTGGGGTTCACCGGTGAGATGAACATCTTGAATTCCTTGTGCGACCAATTGCGCGATCCCTCCACTAGACATGGTATTTTATATCATATGTTAAGATTTTGTTTTTAAGCCAGAAGTTGAACCCGGAGGAGCGCGGCGTTGTGCGTCAGGTTGTGCCTGGTCGTGAGCGAGCCGTCGGCGAGGATGTACCTGGTCTGGTACGCCGGCTCCACCTCGTCTGTGTCCACGTACTGGTACTGCCCGTGCGCGTCGAGCACTGGCACGTCCTCTTCCCGGGTGTGTTCGTGGTAGTTCGGGAGCGCCACCGGAGACGTCGCGAGGATCCTGTAGTACCTCTCCCGAGAGCGCTCCTCGTACCTGGGCTTCGGCACCGGTGATTCGTCGTAGACGTACCGGAAGTAACCGTAGGCGTACGTGCTCTTCTCCGACGCGCTCAGGTCGTTGTACACCTCCTGGGTCACCGTGATCTCTTGGGTGTACACGTACTGCCCGGTGGCGTCGTCGAGTTCGTAGTTCACCCGCTCGTCCTCCGGAAGCGCCGTGTACGTCCCCGCGTCCACGGTGATGGATTGCGTTTTGAACCACTTCGCCAAATCGTGGGGTTCCCCGACGGCGACCTGTTGCTGGGTCGTTCGGAGGTAGTACACCTCGCCCACGGCGAGCCTGTCCTCGGACGCCAAGTTGCTGTACTCCCCAAAGTGCACCTCCGCGAGGGCGTGGTAGGAGGTGACGTTCGCCCTCTCCGTGAGCACCTTTTGCACGTGGACGTTTTCCGGGGTGAAATCGCAAAATTCGAGGACCCTGCCCACGGTGTGCGCGCGGAGGAGGTCGTCATCCTGCACCGTGGCGTATCCGGGAACGTTCGAGGTGACGACGAGGTCGCCGACCCGGATCTCGGAGACCCCTTCGTCCGTGACCCACACCCGGGTCTCCCCGGTGGTCGTCACCAGAGTCTCCCCGGTCTTCTCTTCGGGCTGCGTCTTCTCCACGACACCCAGGAACCCCACGTCCCGAGCGACGTTGCTGAGTTCACCGGCGACCGTGACGAGCAACCCGGATTTCTCGTCCACCTCGTCGTACGGGATGGCGAGCCTGCGCCCCTTGGTGCGGACCCGGTTCTCGAGCGTCGCCACCTTCACCCG